ATATTGACCACTACGGTATGCGTCTTGACGCTCCATGCCGTCACCCAGACGTTTAGCAAGAGCCAAAGCTTCTTTGTATTTTGCATCAATGCCCATAACAATATCAGCCTCACCCTTCATGTAAATGTAGGCTTCAACTAAAGAACCATAAAACAATACGGAGTCGAAGTTATCACCCAACCATGTAGTGTTAGCTGTTGTAATTGATTCTGGGTAATAGTAATAATGTAGTTCTACGTAATAATCAATATCTGGTGCGGGCCCAAGAATAAAACTTAACTCGTTGGTGATCGTTGCAGAAACTACTGTAGGTCCAAACAAGGCATAGTATTTCGGTATACCCGTACTTGTTGAACTTGGGTACGCTTCACGAATATAGTTAACATCTTTATTTAAAAGATATGTGTAGTCCCCGCTGGGTGAAATAACGGCAAATGAATATGGGGCCAAGAAATCATCTGGGCAAGAAGCATATTTATTACTAGCTGTTACTGCCCCAGTTACGTTTTTACGTAATGATGGAAACTGAACCGTGTTGTAGATGCGCTGCTCTGCCTGCGTAATGAACGTATTCATCGCAGTTGTCGGAAACGTATTCTCCGTATAAGTGGAGATCGCTGTGACTAGAGCAGCGTAGTTCATGCCATTGGACCTCTTGCCATCACACCTTTGGTAGCCGCGCCAGTGCCACGGATTTTGATACCAGTTGTCTTAGTAGGTTCATTGCCAGCGGATTTACTGACTGCGCCTACGCTCATGTCTAGAGCTTCAATCTTGCTGCGGTTTGGTGGTGATCCGGGGTTAGTACCGAGTCCTTGCGGAGCTTTAGTCATTTTCTTTCCGTCCATCGTATGTGGTTGTGCGTAAACAGCGGCAGAACCAACTTCTTTGCCGCCCTTTTTCATACTGTAGGCCATGATTTACCCCGATTTCTGGTTAGCTGCGCGAGACAGATTACGCCCTACACGCATACGGTCTTCGCTGGTAGGACCACCTTTTTTTAGCTTTAGGGTTGTACCTTTACCGCCTTTGTGTTCTTGAGCATCGTGCTGCTTGAACGCCTTTTTGATCATGGTCTTGTCTTGCGCCATATCACTTTTCATATTTTCTTTAGCCATCATAAACTCCTATGAAACCGTTACCGTTACTGCGCCAACACTTGTGGTTCCTACCAAGTAATTGGGTGTTAAAACCGCATCAAAGCTACTAGCCCCGCCTATAGGTGCCCAGCCCCATTGAATGTCTCTAGAACCCCCAGACGGGTAGCCATTAATATCTGTACCAGATGTTACATACGACGTATCAGGCCTAGGTTCACGTACAGCCTGTGGGTCATTTACTGGATACAGCCCTAATGATAACTGAGGTTGGTCCGGGTCCCAACAGGTAGGACAGACTTTAATATTAAATAGTTTTGTCTTAATGACCTCTTTTTTGAGTTCACTAAGTTTGTAGCGTTGTCCACACCGATCACATTCAGCAATCGAGTTTTTGCCAGAAGCGTACTTACTAGCCATGTTCTATCTTAGTAGAAAAGTTGCCTAGGTACAAACCTGTCAGAAGATTTATCTCTATCCTCTGTCGAGGCCGAAGCCCACTGCTCCTCGTACTCATTCTTTAAAAATAATACCCGCTCAGGAACTGCGTCAGGGCGTTTAGCAGCGATATAAAACGCTAGCCCTGCAACCATGCAAGGGATAAAACGGAATGGGATATCCTCAATGTTCACACCCGTGCCCGCATCTTGCAAGCGACGTAGACGCCAATAAACAAACGTGTAAGCCCCACCAGCGTTAGGAGTAGGCCAGACATTGATACAGGGAAGATTTTGAACATAGATTGCAGCTGCTGCTGTATGCGCCGCTGCCGTAGTACCGTTTTGACCGCGAGTGCAGTTAATTAGGCTGTTGCCGTTTACGTTAGTGTAGCCAATAGTTTCAGAATCAATCTGTATAAATCCCGTAGTGGTTAACCCTGATGCGTCGCTGACCGTAATAGTTGTATCTGTACTTGTAATTGTAGCGCTTAGCGTTACAGAAGTAGCATTGGTCTGAGCCGATTGGCGGTTAACCCACACCTGAATAGGTCGCCCATTTGCCAGTTTATTAGGAATCGTAGAGTACGTAGACTCAGAGATACGAGTAATGTTGATATCAATTTGATTGCTAGTCGAGCCATTGTTTTGTCGAACGACATGATCTAACAAGTCAATTGTATCAGCGGGGAGAGGGTATACAGCCTGCCCGGTAACCATAGAGATGGTTCCTTCTTGGATAGTCCATAGATTGATACCCCGATTTGCCCACTCAATCGTCATCAGGTTTAGCGATCTACGTGCCGTACGAAACTCATAGCCAGTACGTACCTCAACACCGGCCCGCTCATACGCTTCCTCAATGATGTCATTAAGGTCTAAATTAAATGCGGTAGTACCGGTGGTATAGGCCATTATCTAAAACCTGTTGTTTTCTTTGCTATGGTTTTGGGCTGCGCCACAAACTGTTTGCCCGCCGCCTTACCTGCACGTTTAGCTTTAGTAGTAGCTGCATATTCAGCAGAGCTAAGAGATTTTATAGCAGCTTCAGGTAAGTAACGCTCACCTGTTTTTGACGACGGCTTTCCCGACTTGGTACGCCATTTCTGGTCGCCCCAATTTTTTAGGGATTGCTGCGGCGCTTTCAATCTCTGTACCCTCCACCTGCGGCCTTGTACCGTTTAGCCATGACTTGCGCTTTACGGGCTGACCATTCCCCAGCGCCCGTGCCAACAATTGCCGCAGCTTTTACGCTGTTAAAAATACGTTTGCGTAGATCAGGCTTAGTGTAGTTGCCAGCTTCGTTTACCTTAGACTTTACCTTACCACCCTCAGCGTATTGCGTGAAGTCAGTATCGTCCCTACGTGCTTTTTTCTTAGCGCCGGGCATCTTAGAAGGGGAGATATCACCCATGCCACGTGAAGCTCTCATAATTTAGCACATCTTTCCACGGGTTTTACCCCGCTGGGCAATGCCGTCTGCGCGAGAAGAAGCTGAACCGCCCTTAGCCATTTTCTTTGGAGCCGAAGCAGTGGGCGCTGGTTTAGGTGCAGTTTTATCCGCCTCATCAAACGCCTTGGTTTCCTTAGCCCGTTTTTTAGCTTCTAAGACATCCGCTGGAGATACGTTTGACATATCTTGACCGGGTGGGAACATTGGTTTCTCAGCCATTACGTACTCCTTAGCAGGCCATGCCGCCCTTTTTCATAACAATATTTTTACCTTTGGTCTTGCCTTTAGAAGCAATACCGTCAGCAGATTTATGCCCGCCAGCTAAGCCGCCACCAGCCATCTTTGTCATGCCGCCTTTTTTCATGCCCATACCGCCACCCATACCGCCCATAGGAGCTTTAGCAGCAGGAGCGCCACCACCACCGCCGCCCATTGCAGTTTTCTTTTTAGCCATCATCATAGCCATCATCTTGGGGTCCATCTTTGTAGCCATATCACCACCTCGTTTAAAAGTTTTGCCTTTATCGGCGTTACTAAAATCTTGCCCCACGGACTGTGGAACTCCTACCTTCTTGGCAAACGATGGGTTATGCGCCACCGCTTCCATGAAATTGTGTTGCTTCTTACTTGTCGACGGCATCTTTTCCAACCCATCGCTGTACGGTATCAGTTTCCCAGATGCGAATGCCTGTCCAAATAATTGTAAATATTGCTGCTATTGACGGTAACATATCGACAAGCGTGCCTACTACAGTTACAAAAGACAGCGCATCAACTACGTACTTGGCTGTTTCGTGTTGGTCGGTCATATGTATTTACCCCTTGTCTTACCGCGTTGAGCACAACCATCAGCCCGTTTAGACGCGCTGGAAACTTTGCCACCACTTTTATATGATGTATCGTTTGATTTTTTACTATCATATATTCGTGCGCCAACTTCTCCATATGCTTTTCTAAGGCCGTCAATGGATGCACCCTTCAAAGCATTATTAATATTTGCTTTGTTTCTAAGTATTTCTTCTCTCGCTCTTTTTTCTGGAGAAATAAGAGGTAAAGGTTGATCTGGGTCCATTGCACGAGCCCGACCTACAAAAGTATCAAGATCACTATCATCTCGGACTTGAGACCCAATTTTTGGAGCCGTAACTCTTGGTGCTGATTTATTTACAAATCTATTAACGCCTTTAGCAATTGCGCCAGCAGCAGCTCTTCCGGGGCCAATTAAAAGCCCTTCCAAAGTAGTGTCTGGTTCAACTGCATCCTGTTCCATTTCTTTGGACGTAGGTGCGCGACGCTTCCTAGCCTCTTCGTCGTAATACTTTTCAAGAACGCTTTTATCAGACATGTCAGCACATCCTACCTTTAGTTTTGCCGCGTTGGGCTATACCGTCAGCCCGCTTAGATGCACTAGGTACTTTGCCGCCTTTTTTCATGCCAAAGTCGCCTTCTGAGTACCTGGGCTGAAACTTATCTGAGGCATCGGAGTCGTCTAAGTCATCACTTTCTTTTGCTCTTTTGCTAAGCTTAACTTTATCCCGCATGTTTACGACTTTGTCTACTACGTCACCAAGCCCAGACTTTTCAACAATCTTTTTGCCTACACCGGTACGCTCGTCAATTTCTCTACCTATGCCATA